ATGCGCCAAGACTTTAAGCAAATCGGTGACAGTTTTGATGACACAGGTCAGCTTATCCAAAACACAGTAAATCAAAATGGCACAACAATATCACGGGCCATTGATAGTAACGGCAATCTCTTGCTTCGTGCATTCGACATGCAGGGCAATAGAATTGGCGACAAGGTTCTAAACATCAACAAGTCATTGTTTGATCTGCAGAACCTACAAAACATGGCAGGGGCTAATGTGAGCATGGGCAATCTAAGCCCTGCTATGCAGGGGAATGTACCAACAGGTGGGTTTGCTTCTCCGTTCACTACCACAAGGTAAATTTATGCATCCCGATACAATCTCACAAGATGGCATCGAACTGATCAAACGGTTCGAAGGCCTTCACAAAGTCCAACCTGATGGAATGATTTCAGCCTACCAATGTAGTGCAGGAAAATGGACCATAGGTTGGGGTTCGACTAAAGGTGTTCGTTCAGGAATGAAGATCACCCAAGACGAAGCAGAACTACGTTTGCGTGAAGACTTACGCAATTCAGAAGCAGACGTTAAGCGTTATGTTTCAGTCCCACTGACACAAGGCCAATATGATGCTTTAGTGTCTTTCGTATTTAACCTTGGCGCAGGCAATTTTCAATCATCTACACTTTTAAAGAAGCTGAACCAAGGTCTTTATAACGATGTTCCAGAACAGATCATGCGTTGGAACAAAGCCCGTGTAAGCGGTAAGCTGACTGTTTTGAATGGTCTAACCCGTAGACGTGCTGCAGAAGCCGCTATATTCGCCCGTGACGCTAAGTTGCCATCTGATGAGGGTGGACCCACAATGCCACAAAAGGTCACTGCAGCGGCTGCTACAAAGCCTCTCACGCAGTCTAAGACTATGGCGGGGGCAGGAATTGCAGGTGCGGCTACAGCACTAGGCGAAATTACACCACAGATTGAGGCTTTGGTCCCTTACTCTGATAGCATGAAGACAATCTTCCTGTTGTGTGCAATCGGCGGCATTGCTTTAGCAGCATACGCCCGTTTCAAAGACCATAAAGAAGGCATCCACTGATGTTTGTCATCGGCAAGATCAAAACCTACATCATTGCGGCTTTAGGCATTCTGTTACCTATCCTGTACGTCTTAGGCCGCAAGGATGGTAAGAAGCTAGAAAAAGCTAATGTTCTTGCCGACGAACTACAGGCCAAAGAAAAGGCCAATGATTTTTACAAAGCGATGGCTGAACATGAAGACACTTTCAATCCTAGCAGTCGCAGTGACCTTACTGACAGGCTGCGCAGGGACGGTTTATAGGACTGATTTAGAAGTCTACTGCCCCCCTATCGTTTCTTATGACGAAAGCTTCTCTTCTCGTTTAGCTGACGAAATAGAAGCACTCCCCCAAGATAATTACGCCATTGATATGGCTATCACGGACTACGCTAAGTTACGCAACCGCATCCGTGCCTGCGAAAAAGAAAAGGAAAAACTATAATGTTTGGTTTCGATAGCTTGAAAGATATGTTCGACGGTGGCGGTGCAGGTCAGTCTGGAGATAGCTTCAGCACGGAAGGTAGTGTGTTCGATAAAGATGGCGTTAACAACTATACTGATAAAGGCGGTACAGGCGCAGTTAAGAACAACTACAGTTCTGATAGCTTTGTTAAGAACACGTTTAGTGACACGACAAATGCAGTAAAGAATGCCTTTTCTCCAAACACAGACTACGTGATTAAATCAGGCGATACATTGTCTGAGATTGCTGCAGCAAACGGCACTACTGTTGAAGCTTTAATGAAAGCTAACCCTAAGATTACTGACCCAAATAAAATCTATGCAGGCGGTACATTAAATATACCTAAGTCTGGTGGTGGTGCTTCTTCAACATCTACTGGCAATGATAATGGCGGTAGCGGTGGATCATCTGGTTCAGGTGCTGCAGGTGCAGGTTCTAGTGACGGCACTGCAGGCGGTTCAGGTACAGGTGAACTAAGTGCTGATAATATTTTAGCATGGGCTAAGAAAGCAGGCGTGGTAAAATCTGACGCAGAGATTGAAGCCATGATTGCTGATCCAAACAAGTATCTACAAGACAAAGGCATTAATCTAGCCGATTTCATAAACGACAACGGCGTACTTATTGATCCTGAAACTTTAGGTACATCTCTTGATCCCAGTAACCCTAATTACGCACTAGGCGACAGTCCTGCTTATACGGCTACTACAGTAGATGATATTTCTACTACATCAGACCCAGGACAAGGGCCTGTCACTACTTATACTGCAGATACCGTAGCAGAAGATATTGCAGGCAATGCGGCTGCAAACGTAGATGCGGTCACAGGAACTATTGATGATGATAACCTAGTCGATGCAGATGAATTTACCATCGACATGAAAGGTTCTGCTACTGGTGTTAATGAAGACGGTTCGATTAACGAAGTAGGTGAAGCCCTTAACGACTACGCCTTTGTGGATATGTCGAAGGTGATCGATACGTCTACAGTAGAAGGTAAGCTACTAGCTGATAAGCTTGCTAAAGAAGGCCGTGACTTTGTAGATGCTAAGACATCTATTCTCTGGCAGATGAAAACAATCTCTGCAGAGTTTAAAGATGCCAATGGCAATCCAAAGATACCTACATGGGCGCAAGGCTTGGCCCGTGAGGTTAACCGTACAATGGCCTTTAATGGTATCACAGGAACGGCAGCTACTGCAGCCCTGTCTAATGCCATTATGGAAGCGACACTAGGTATTGCTGAGAAAGAAGCAACATTCTTTCAAACGCTAACAACTAAGAACCTAGATAACAAACAACAGGCTATCATTAACAAAGCCAATGTCCTGTCTAAGTTTGAAATCGCTAACCTAGATGCACGTCAGGCTGCAGCCGTACAGAACGCTAAAGCTTTCCTAGAAATGGACCTTACTAACCTTACTAGGGAACAAGAAGCTGAAGTCATTAATACGCAGGCAATGGTAGACGCATTGTTTAATGATCAGGCAGCAACCAACGCCGCTCGTATCTTTAGTGCAGAAGCCGCTAACGACTTTCAGAAGTTCTATGACGAATTAGCAGCTACAATATCTATGCACAATGATACGCAGCTAAACGCCATGAAGAAGTTTAACGCAGGCGAGATTAACGATGCTGCACAATTTAATGCAGATATGGAAGATGGTCGTCAGCGTTTTTATGCAGAAATGCAGTACAACATCGATACAGCTAACATGAAATGGCGACAGGAAGTTGTGAAAGCAAATTCTAGTATGCTGTATGATGCCTACGCTGAAGATGTTAAAAACAGCTATGATCTAAACCAAGAAGGTCTAAACCGCCTATGGGATCGTGTGGATAGCATCCTAGACTACATCTATAAAGGTGCTGCTACAGAAGCTGAACTAGATGCCCGTATCCTAGCGGCTGAGATTAGTGCTGCAGCAAGCAGTAAAGGTGGTAGCAGTGGCATCTGGGGCGCAATCGGACAGATTGGTGCTGCAGTATTGCCAGGAATTATCTCCAGTGATGAACGCCTAAAAGAAAATGTCGAATACCACGGTGTTATAGGCGGTCTGCGTACCTATTCATGGGATTGGAATGCCAAAGCTGTAGCCATTGGCTACGACAAATATCCTACTGTCGGTGTTCTTGCCCAAGAAGTTCAGAAAACGCACCCAAAAGCCGTGTTCGTCGGCCCTGAAGGCTATCTGATGGTTAACTACGGGATGATCCAATGACATTTCAAGAAGCTGTAAAAAAATCAATCATACAATTCATGGATGGCAAATTGCCTAAGAACCTAATGGAGATGTCCAAGGGTGAATTGTACTACACGCCAGAATACTTTGATGGGTTTGAGCAATCCTTAGAAGAAGACGGTGAGGCCCCTGAAATAGAAGAGGAAGACGATGAAGTTTGATGCCCCCATTCCAGGTGCTAACCTATTAGCTGATACCCGTAATTATCCTTGGCATCGTCCACCTGATCTTACAGAGTATGATGAAGCCGTGGACTACATGCTTGAGAAGCTTACTCAGCCAGAACAAACAGAACTTGTTTATTCCCTGTTAGATATTGAAGTTAGCGTCACCACAGTAACATCAGCCTTGCTTATGCAGGCGATTGCTAAAGGTAAACTACCAATTGACCTAGCGATCCTGATAGCAGGCCCTGTAGCCCGATACATTCAGATAATAGCTGAAAGCGAAGGCTTTAAGTATGACATGGGTACAGATGATAGTGACCGTGTAAAAATCACTCCTACGCTGCTTAAACAGTCTCTTGGTATTATCGAAGACGAAGAAACAGGCCAAGTAGCTATTCTTGATGATGATATTCCGACTGAAGGCCTAATGGGTCGTCCTAGCCTAGAGGAAACTGAGGCTGCACCTGCAGATGAACAAGCTGCAATGCTTGGAATGATGGAAGCACCAGAAGAAGGGGATGAAGATGTCCAGATGGCGTAATGTTAACCCCGCAAGCTATGCTCCTAAAAGTGATAAT